GCTACACGTAGCCAAATGGATGGGTTTTGCCGCTCCTCGAGCGGTAACCGAGCAATCTGCTCGGCTATCTCCTCGAGATAGCTGTGGCGGCGGAAAAATCCGCCGCCTTTAATTCTCCCGCTGGGGAGGTTTCGCAATCTCCCCAAAATGTGGCTGATTTCAGCCACGTACAGATTGGCTATCTTAGCCAATCTGTTCTCGATACTGGCCTCTTTGACCAGCGTTGACAATTGCCCTCTTCGGGCAGTTAAAATACTTTTTGTCATAATTTTTCCTTTTCTTAGGCCGGAGTTATACTCCGGCTTTTAACTACAAACGAGAGTAGCCCCTCGACCGATGGTCGAGGGGCTTGCGGCTATGACCCTAGTAGGGTCATAGCTGTCATCAGGATTGTTAGTCCTGATGAGGCTGTTATCAGCCTAAGTATAGTCATCTTAAATTCTCCTAATTTTAAGTACCCTATCAGTATCTCATTACTAGCTTAGTATTACAATACTTTTGTAATAATTCTTTACAAAGTCGGTGAGGTGTTGGTACCACCGCATATGGGTACATTTGGTTTTAAATTTTAAGCAAAAAAAGCCCCTCAACCATTAGGTTGAGGGGCTTTTCGGACTTTCGTTATTTTAAAATAACGAAAGTCTGCATGTCTTCACGGGGTATATATACCCCGTCGTCATCCTCACAGAGGATGACAAATTCGCCGTTGCCGTTTTGAGTGGCAACGAAATCGTAACCGTCGTCGGTTACGAATTGTTCAATTTGCTCCCTCTCGGGCTCTGAATCCGAAAGAATACACACATTTGCGATTTTGGTGCCGACTATTTCGACATCCTCTTTTTCGCCGTCTTCAAATCTGATTTTCATAAAATCTCCTATTTCTAAGTTGTCTAATTTTACTTTATAATTTATTATCGCATTACTAGCTTAGTATTACAATACTTTTGTAATAATTCTTTACAAAGTCGGTGAGGTGATGGTACCACCGCATATGGGCATATTTGGTTTTAAAGATTTTTGTTGCGAATTGTAAACCGTTAATGTGTGGTAGTGCTCGAGCGGTATGGCAGTGTTGTTGTAGTATTTTTGTAACAAAATGTTAAGTAAAATACGTGTAGGCTGATGTATCAGTGAGGTGATACGGCGATACGCTGTTAGTATTGTATGGGCTTACAACGCTTGTAATCCGCGATACAACGCTTGTAGCGCATAGGTTTTTGGGCTTTGTGAAGTGGGTTTTTTTCGCTGTGCGGTATAAGGCGTGAGGCTTGGAGGCTGATTGTTTTTTTAACCATGCTCACAAAGACCAAAAACCAATAATACCAACGGTTTTAATACTATTTGTATACTTAACTATTTACGTAAAAAAAAAATGCTTAATATTTCTTAATATATATTAATATATATTAATAATTTTCATTTTTTTTTTCAAAGTTTTAGGGGCCGGAATCTTGCAGCGCACTATATGACTTATTAGTCTATGAGCTTGCAGAGGTCTTTGTGAGCATGGTTAAAAAAACAATCAGCCCTTAGCCCGCATGCCCCAACGACTTCAGCGAAAAAAAGCCGATTCGGCCTATGCACGCATTTGTTGAGTATTTTTTTTGTTTTTGTCGTACCACGATGGTACGACCATACTTTTGAGTATATACTTACATACTTTGTATATATTAAAAGCTGATGAGCTGTATTGTTTTCAAAACAACCAGCTAATTCCGGTGTTTGTTTATTGGGCTTAGCCAATGGCAGCCCATCTTCATGGCAGTTTTCGCCGAGTATATATTCGCCTTTGTTTGTTTTTATAACTGTTTTACCACGCTCCTAGCTACATGACCTGCTAGCATATACGTACATAGCTACTATGTATATGCTAGCAGACTATGCATATAGGGAGCTAGCGGGCTGCTAGCCGTACACTAGCAGATACGTAGAGAGTAGCGGCGATGTATTTCATTATCTCCGATTGCGCTGGTTCGTTGCGCACTAACAATCGACAGCGTGGCTGCTCACAGCCTCGTAGTTGCAAATTGCGTCAATCTGCGGGTCAAACTATCCAACCCTGTGTTTAAATGCAATGTAGAGGCTCGTACGGCCGCTAAGTTTTTCTGCCTTCTTAGGCTACTGGGTTTTTGGGTTAAGAGGCTCTTAGGTTTTCCGGCTTTGGGTCGGCACGGCCGGCAATCTGAAATTTTTTCGGCGTAGCCCCGCCTGTTTTTGACCCGTGCCGACCCTGCCGGCACTCCGCCGCTGCGGCGGAGAGACTAAAACCCGTGTGTATTCTAAATGGGGTAAAAAAAATAAAAAAAAAATAAAAAAATAAAAAAATAAAAAAAAGGGCTTAAAGCCGCAAAGCCGTAAACCCTTCCGCCGCAAAGCCGCAAAGCCGCAAAGCCGCAAAGCCTTAAAACCCTTCCGCCGCAAAGCCTTAAAACCCTTCCGCCGCAAAGCCGTAAACCCTTCCGCCGCAAAGCCGCAAAGCTGCAAAGCCGCAACGCCGCAAAGCCACAAAGCCGCAAAGATAAAAAAAATCCAAAATTCGACAGCATGACTTGTCTTATCATTCAATATCTGATATATTGGTGTTTAAAAGCACACAAAGGAGGTATTACATGGGTAAAGCGCATTATAAATGCTTGGTCGAAGGCACGTATTACTGTTTCACGGAGGGTGTTAAAGCACACAAACCGTATGCAGTTATATTAAACGTACCGGTGCTAAAGGACGAAAACAACGGCGAAGCCGGAGACATGGCCTATCTGTCGTTAATCAAAAACAAAATGTTGTCGGCAACGCTGGCCGCAAAATACCCAGATTCCAGAGGGTATAGAACGCACGTCTTAGTCAACCGAACTATCGTTAATGGCGCTGGTAAAAAAGAGACGCCAGACCCGTCTAAGCACATAGATGATATGAACCGAGATGACTTGGTGGCGTACATCCACAGTAAACGATACCCGATAATCATAGAGTGCTACCGGTCTTTAATCGATATTAAAGACGCCGTAGCGAGTTATATAAACGATAGCGGTAAGTTTTTAGCTAAGCAGGATGAGCTGTTGGTGCAAAAACAGTTGGATGACGAGTTAGCAGAACTTAATCCGCAGATGGTGGCCGACCTCGCCACACCGATAAATCTGATACCTGATGTTGAATTTGGGAATGACAAATGCAAGACAAACTCATCGACGACAGGACAGAAAGTAACCCTCTAAGAATCCGCCGACGGTGCTTGGTTTTTAAAGACGGCACGCCTGTTATCGAAGACAAATATATTATAAGCAAGCATGACATTGAAAAAATAACAATGCATGCTTTATCATTGCCTTATGAAGGGCATATGCACCCTGGTACGCACGAGATGGTGTTCGATAGCCGTTTCGAAGGAATGTTGAACGCCGAAGTTATAGAGCACCAATTGGTTGCTGCAGCGGTGGCCGGTGATTTAACAGCGGTACGAGATATTAAAGACCGACTTCTCGGTAAGCCGAAACAGCAAGTCGAGTCAACATCAATTCGGTTAGGCTATGATGATTACTTAATGGAGCTGGCCAAACGGCAAGATGTAAACCAACAACATCAGCAACCGTTAAGGTCAAATACGCCAGGTCAATCGGACGCAGTTTTTTATGATAGTGATATTTTAGATATTGAGTTGACGACATGATGACCGAACGAGATAACGAAGTGCTGTTAATGCACGAAAAACTTACTCGAGATTTAGAGTTTTTTGCCCGTGTGTGTCTTCGTATAAAAGCGAAAGAGGGCGGGGATGTTCAGCCTTTTGTGTTTAACAAAGCCCAGCAGTATTTGCATTACCGCATTGAAGAGCATAAGAGGCAGCGAGGAAATGTTAGAGTTCTCATTCTAAAAGGGCGGCAGCAGGGGTGTTCTACATATGTTGCCGCTCGTTTTTTTCATAAAGCTGTTAGGGGCTCCGGTCAATCGGTGTATATCCTTTCACACGAAGCGTCGACAACTTTGAAGTTGTTTGCCATAGCAAAACGCTTTTATCAAAATATGCATGAGGCGGTGCGGCCGAAAATTGTTAAAGATAATGAAAAATCGATTATTTTTTCTGTTAATTCTGAATATAGCGTGGGAACAGCTGGGAATAAAAACACTGGGCGTGGTGGGACAGTTCAGTTGTTTCACGGGAGTGAAGTCGGGTTTTATGAGAATACAGAAGAGCTGCAAACAGGGTTGTTGCAATCGGTGGCTGACTTACCCAACACGGAGATTATCTTAGAATCTACCGCTAATGGGCTTGGTAATTATTTCCATTCAATGTGTATGGACGCTGTTAATAGCGACAGCGGATACGAATTGATTTTCATCCCCTGGTTTTGGCAGAGTGAATACACAAAGCAGCCGCCGGCTTCTTTCGTGCCTACGAAAGAAGAGAAAGAGCTTATTGCACTTTACAACCTCACAAACGGGCAGCTGTATTGGCGGCGTATGAAAATAGCTGGTTTGACCGGTGGGGAGTGGAAGTTTAAGCAAGAATACCCGTGTAATGTTAACGAATCTTTCCAAACGTCCGGTTCGTCAATGATTAAACCGGCTGATATTATGGCGGCACGAAAGAGGCAACCGTATCAGGAAGAGGTAGCTCCGGTGGTAGGTGGTTGCGATACAGCCCGTAGTAGAGATAGGATAGTAAGAGTTTTTCGTCAAGGACGGAATATGCTGCCGCCACGTATTCACAACCCTAAAACCGCTGGTATTTTGACCACTACGCAGTTAGCGGCACAAATCGTTTCTGATATTGTTGAGTTTAATATAACAAAGTATTTTGTGGATTGTACAAACGGATGGGGTGTGGTTGATATACTGCATGAGATGGGGTATAGAGGGATTGTAGAAGGCGTGGTATTTTCTGAAACACGCACGCTATGCCAGCCGGAGTTGTATGTTAACAAGCGTTCAGAAATGCTTATATCTGTTAGAGATTGGTTTGAGCAGAGCTGCCCCTCAATCCCTGATGATGACGCTGTTCATGCTGATATAGCGTCTATCCCCGAGCCGTGTGAAACGGCGGCCGGTAAATTGTATATAGTTCCGAAAGAGAAAATCGCGCAGACGCTGGGGATGTCAACTGATATCATGGATTCGCTGTGCCTCACTTTTGCGTTTCCTGTGCGTAACAGTTTAAAGAAATCACAAATTGGGTTGGGTGGTTCTCGTACAGATATGTTTCAAGTTGTTTGTAAATCTAATTCGAGGACATCAAAGCGTATTTCTAATACCGCACCGAGTGCGCAGTCTATGTTTATGCCGCAGTTTAGAGGAGATAGACGTGTCTAAGTTGAGTAATGTTGAAATTGTTGACCACACTTTACGCAAAGAGTTTGGGTGTTTAGATCCGGATACGTTGGTGGCCGAAGTAAAAATGCTTGATTATTGGCTTGACGCAGCAGATGAGGATTTGCATTGCTTCTCAAATAAAAATAAAGTGCGGGAGATTTTTTTGCAGTTGATAACTGCAAACGAGCTTAAATATTTTGAGCTGCCGAATAAAGCAGGGATTGTTGTTTTTGTCATCACTGATAATTTGAGAGGTGATGACAGCTTAAACGAATTGTTTATGTACATAACGCCTGCAGCACGTAAGGATGTGTGGTATTTTAAAGCGGTGGTTGAAAAACTTGAAGAATGTGCGAAGCAGTACGCTTGCAAATATATTCGAATTGCGAGTAATATTGGGTATAAAGACGAAATTGTGTTAAAATGTTTACAACGCTGGGGGTACGGCGTTGATGTAGTTTGTAAAGAGGTTTATTGATATGGGTGTTTTAACAGCTATCGCCGCTATCGCTGGTCTCGCTACCGCCGCAGCGGCTACTACTACGTCTATTAAAGCTATTAAAGGCGGCGGCGGTGGTGATACAGCACCTCAAACAGTTGCACCACCGCCGCCTACGGCTACACCGCCTACGGCTAAACGCAATATCCCTAAGCCTCCGGTAAAAGTAGCACCACTTTCGAGGACGCAGCTGTTGGCGAAAAACCCTATGCTGTTGAATGCTTCAGAGGATAATGCGACGCTAACAGGGCGTGGAAGGTTGTTAGGTAATTAAATGGTTGACATATGCGGCGTTATAAAACGTTATGACGATTTGAAAAGGGACAAACAACCCTGGATTAGTTTATATATGCTGATTAGCGAATATGTGCGTCAGCGGAAACAGTCGTTCACTACGTTTGATTTTAATAACGCACCATTCACAACAATTGAGGTTTTCGACAACACCGCTGGTTTTGCGTGTACTAAAGCGGCGGCTGCATTTATGGGTTCGTTGTTTCCGAATGGAGCAAAGACAATTCGTATCACTAAGCCACACGGGGTTGCTGATAGTTTAGAGGTTAAAAGTTATTTCAAAGAAGTAACACTCCGCCTTGTGAATGCTATGGACAGCCCACGAGCCGGTTTAGCTACGTCTCTTGATGAGTATGGTCAAGACCAGATGTGCTATGCAGTAGGCGGTGTTTCAGTGGTCGATACAGGGGATGTTGACCATCCGTTTCAATTCTCCACGTGGGATGTGTCGAGAATGCATATAGCTGAAAATTACACGGGTTTTGTTGATACTGTGTATTATGAGCAGTTGATGACGGTTAGGCAGGTTATTGAGGAATATGGGTTTGGCGTGGTAAGCCCTGAAATTCAAAATGCGTATTTATCAAACAAGATGACTGATAAAGTTAATATTTTACGAGTTATAGAACCAAGAGTGCATACCGGCGGGCAGCCCGCTGGTAATAAAGGGCTGCCGTTTGCGTCGTACCATATCGAGGTTAACACCAAACGGTTGTTGAAAGAGAGTGGGTATTTAGAAATGCCTATAGTTATCGGTCGTTTTTCTAAATTGGCCGGTGAGACGTACGCTCGGTCGTGTGCTATGGCGGCGTTGCCTGATATTTTAGAGCTTAATAAGGTTAGGGATACTAGAGTGGTGGGCACAGAGGCGTATTACCAACCGCCGCTCATGCTAAACGACCCCGACGCCGTAGGCAGTGGTATTGTTGACACCTCTCCAAATGGTCTTACGGTAGCACAAGCAAGTCGTATATCTAATCAGCGGGCTATCGAGCCACTATATCAGGTTAATGAAATGCAGACGATTGCCGCTCATGTTGAGGAGCTTAGAAATCAAGTAACGCAACATTTTTATATTGACAGGCTTTTGGATTTAAACAACGAAACACGTATGACACTTGGTGAAGCGCAGCTTAGAAATAAATTGCGTGGTGATTCGTTGACGTCGATTTTTTCAAGGCAGGAGCTGGAGTTTTTCACACCTTTGATTAATCTGTGTTTTAATATTATGTTTCGGAAAAAATTGTTAGGTGTAGAGGCTGGCTCACTGGAGGAAGCTGAGGCGATTTTAATGGGTGAGGAGCCCCTTGTCATACCGGATGTTATTTTGAAGCGAATACGAGCCGGACGTGAGGCGTATTCGATACAATATTTATCTCCAGCTAAACGAATGATGCACGCTGAGGAGATACAAGGTATTATGACTACTTGGGAATTTGCCGGTAATTTAGCGGGTGTTGACCCGAGTTTGCTTGACAATCTTGATTCGGATGAGACTATTCGTAGACTAGCTGAATTGACAGGTTCGCCGGTTGAAATTGTTCGAGATGTACAGTCGATTAAAGCGATACGAGAGGCTCGTGTTCAGCAGCAACAGGCAGCTGCAATGCTGGAGATGGCACGTAGCGGGTCGGAGACAGCTCGGAATTTTGCACAAGCAGAGAGTACAAATAAATGAAAAGAAATACAGGTTCAATAAACCATCAGATTAATAACGAAAAACAAGAGTTGCAATTAGCTGCTATACGAGCTGTTGCAGCAACTCCAGAAGGACGGATTTTTATAAATTTTCTAATGGGGGAATGTGGTTTTACACTATCAAGTATTGTAATGAATGAACAGACTAACGAAATCAATACATCGGCTATGCTGTGTAATGAGGCGTTGCGTAGGTTGTACTTAAATATTCGCCGTTTGATTCCGGCTGTACAATTACAGGTCATTGAGCATATTAATTTAAACGAAGAGCTAGCTCTAAAAATACAGAAAAGGGAGAATATATAAATGATAGATGATTTGGTGCCGCCACAAACAGACACGCCACAAACAGACACACCGCAGGCTGAACAACGGAGTGCTGAACCTGTTACGTTTCAGATTCCGGAGGAGTACAAAGAAAAGCCGTACGCTAAAGATATAAAGAGTTACGGTGATGTTTTTAAAATGCTTGATAACGCACAAACGTTGATTGGTAAGAAGACAATTGGGATTCCGGACGAGAAAAGTTCAGAGGAAGATATAAATAATTTTTACAAAACATTAGGCGTTCCAGACGCACCTGATGGCTACGATTTTGAGACACCTCCCGTGTTGAGTGAAGTATACGGCAACCAAGCGGGTGATATGAATAATGAGTTTAAAACTTTGTTGCACAAAGCTAAGTTAACAGCGACGCAGGCTAAAGAATTGAAAGACGGATATAACGACATCATGCAAAAAGCGTCGGAGGCTGCTAATTTAAAAAGGGCACTGGTTGATAAAGATTTTGACGACTTGGCTGTTAAAACATTTGGGGACAAAAAAGATACAACGTTGAGTACAGCGAAACAGATGTTGACTGACCACGCACCTTCTGAATTTGTAGACGCTTTACGAGATGTACCAAATAATTATTTAATTGGCTTTGCTGGTGTTTTGGATAATATTCATACGAAATATATTGCTGCAGATAAAGCCCCTGTTGCTACATCAGCTGTTGGGTCTGACGCAGCAGATTTGCAAAGCCAAATCGGTGCTATTTTGAGTAATCCGGATTTTAGAGATCCACTAAGCTTGCGCAGACCGGCACTAATAGCACAATACAACATGCTCATCGACCAACAAGTAATTCAAGGCGCTGGTAAAAAACATTAGTATTGACCTTTTTATTAAAGTTATGTAAGATATAAGTATTCGGGTAGCGGGAAATCGTCCGAGTTGAGGCTGTTGTCTCCGACCTAATTCGTCGTTAAAAGAGTAGATTCACGTCCATGCTGTGGGGAGCGTAGTCGTTTGTTTTTACATTAGACACGAGGAGTTCAAAATGACTAGGTCGTTTTCAGAACATTTTAAAGTATCGTTCAAAAACCAATTGCTGCATGATTTTCAGCAAGCGGTTTCTAAAATGAGAAGCCAAGTAAAAATCGAGACTATCACGGCGGAAAAGATGTACATCGATTCACTCGGTGGCGTCGTCATGAGATCGGCAGACACTAGATTTACACCAATTCTGTTTGATGACATTCTACACTCTCGTAGGCTGTTGTCTAAGCATGACCACTATGTGGCTCTGCCTATAGACGAAAAAGATTTAGAGAATATGGAAAAAGACACGGGCATGCAAGGCGAATATTCGCTGGCTATGGCTATGTCGGCTGCTCGGCAAGTAGACAAAATAGCTTACGACGCTGCTTGGGCAACGGTAACAGTGGGTGAAATCGGTGGTAGTACGCTAACGTACACCAACGATGGAGTTGTGCAGGTTGACGCCTCTGCAGGTTTGACCTACGAAAAGCTGTTGGAAGTGCGTAAAACACTTATCAATAACGAGGTTGATGTGCAGAGTAACCCGTGTGTGATATATGCTACAGGGACAGAAGAAGAATCGCTGATGAAGGAAACAGAGTTTACCTCCGGTGATTACGTCAAGCAATATGCTGTTGAGCGTGGCGGTATGACACGAGCAGGCATGTTTGATTTAGCGTGGTTCGGAGCGAACGCTGTCGACCCGGTACTCAAAAACAATGCCGCTGGTAAACGTCGGTGCTTGGTTTTGTCGAAAAACGCTATAGCGTTAGGCATTAAACGAGATTTTGAGTTCTACGCTGAGAAGAGAACCGATATGTTGAGAACACACCAACTTGTGGCTGATTTGAGCATGGGTGCGGTTAGACTGCAAGGCAAAGGCGTTATTGAGTTGTTAACCACTCCGTAATTAAATACGGAGTAAATAAGTGATTTTACAGATTTAAAGGAGACAAATAATATGGCAGTGGTTGATAAATACGTAGAACCCAGTATCGAGAGTGGGGCTAGACTTGCACAAGCCATTAAGGTAAATGGCGGCAAAGTAGTCGTCATGGCTCAAACGGTGGAAATATTAGCTGCCGAAGATAATGGGTCGGTGTATCGGTTCTTTAAAGATATCCCATCTTGGGTGGTGCCTATTGATATTAAACTATATAATGACGCCATAGCCGCTGGGACAGACTGGGATTTGGGTTTTTATAGGTCTGACTACGGAGCGGTCATATCTAAAGACGCATTGGTGAATGGAGCTGATTTTAGTACAGCTCATGCTAGGTCGGCTGCGTTGGATGGTCTTTCAGCTGTTGACATTTCGTTGATTGGCAGCAGTGTGCAAGAAATTATAGATGAGAAGTTAACTACTGAAACTCGGTACCCTAAATATGATGTAGGTCTAACAGCTAACACAATTGGAACGGCCGCTGGTACAGTATCAATAGTAGCGACATTTGCTATTGCGTAAGTTAGGTTGATGTGAGCAGACACGGGTACGTTACTTCTGTAGCGTGCCTATTTTTTTAATAGGAGCTGCACTATGGTGATTTATACATCCGCGCTCGATATATGTAATGAGGCGTTAGACCGTTTAGGTTGTGCCAGAATAACATCTGTGGCCGACCCACAAACCAAAGTCGAAGTGCTGGTTAACGCTAAGTATGACGAATGTCGTAGGGCTTTATTGCGACAAGGTGTTTGGAATTTTGCGGTTGATTTTGCCTCGTTGGCGAGCGACCCAACAGCTGAGTATTCTAGTTTTTCAGCTGTCTTTAATCTACCTAATGATTTTATTCGGTTCATAGGGTTGCCTAGCTTGTTTATAACTACGGCAGATTCAGATCAGTATGATATCTTCGGAGGCAAACTGGGGTTGGTTTATTATAATACAACGCCTGTAACGCTCCAATACGTTAAAGATGTTGTTGAGGTTGTTAAATTTAGCCCGATGTTTAAACAAGTTTTTGTTTTGCATTTGGCTTATATATTGGCGTATGGCTTGACGCAAAAAATGTCGTTGGTAAAAACGCTATACGCCGAGTATTTGGATGTTTTGGCGACCGCTAAAGCGGTTGACGGGCAAGATAGACCGCCTCGTAGGGTTACTCGGAGCAGTTGGAAAGACGCACGGCAGCAATATGGCTCGGAGCGGACATATATGTACCCTCGTTATTTTGAGGAGTAAATTTAAATGCCGCAAGTCAATGTTACATACAACAATTTTGTAGTTGGTGAAGTATCGCCTGATGTTAGTTCTCGGGTTGATTTGCCTATTTATAATAAAGGGTGTGAGGTTCTTTTAAATTTTATCCCGAAGCAGCAAGGGACAGTTGAGTACCGGGCAGGTTATACTTTTGTAAGCCATACAAGATTGAATAAATTTGCGGTGTTGAAACCATATGTTGTTAATGACGCCAATGCTTTTTTTGTTGAATTTACCGATGGGTATGTTCGTTTTTATAAAAATGGTGTTCATGTAACCCAAGCAGCTAAAAACATAACTAATGTGTCAACAGCGGCACAGGCGGTGGTAACAAGTGCTGCACACGGTTACGCTAATGGCGATGAGGTTTATTTGTATGATATTGTCGGGCAAACAGAACTAAACGGCAAATCGTATATCGTGGCTGATAAAACAACAGATACTTTTAAAATTAAAGATATTTTTGGCACCTACATTTCTACGGTTGCGATGGACGCTTATGTTAGCGGAGGTACAGCTGAACGTATTTATGAAATGGTTTCGCCGTTTACAGAGGCGGCGGATTTAACGCTCATTCAGGTTGCCCAAATGGCAAGTCTTATGTATTGTGTACATCCGAGTGTTGCACCACAAAAACTTATTAGAGTAACAGATACTAACTGGGGGTTGTACAATGTAACAGGTATAAACTACCCGTTCACTTCAACGGACAATTACCCTAGAGCAGTTGCTTTCGCGCAAGGTAGGTTGTGGTATGGCGGCACAAATACTGCAGTTGATAAGATTTGGGGTAGTATGGCACCTGATAATTCAGGAAACGCTCGGTATGATAATTTCACAACCGGTACATCGGATGAGGACGCCGTGGCGTATATTATAGCACCACCGAGTGGGAAAGCTGAAGCAGTTACTTGGGTGGCGTCGTCCAGTAAATATCTTTTGGTCGGTACATATGGGGGTGTTTGTAAGCTCACAGGTTCGCAGGATGACGAAGCGGTAACACCAACGTCGGTCAACGTCCGAAACATCACGAATTATGGGTGTTACAGTACAGCACCTGTCATACTTGGCAGTAGCACGTTTTACATACAACGTAATGAAATATGTGTACGAGAGTTGTTGTATGACTTGGCTATGGACGCATATAAAGCTGAAGATAAGTCCATATTGGCTGAATCGTTGTTCGACGCAGGAGTTACGCAGTTGGCGTATTGTTGTGGTCGTCCGGATAATGTTTGGGCTGTGCGAAACGATGGTGTTTTGCTTGGTATGACTGTCAACAAAGGTGAGAATATCTATGGTTGGCATAGGCATTCGCTCGGAGGCGGTGGGCTCGTTAAGAGCATAGCTTCTGTGCCTCGTGCCGGAACAGATGATTTGCTTGGTGCTGTTGCAGTATGGAATATCGATGGTGTTGACAGGTACTATGTCGTAAAGCAGAGTGATAAAATTAAGTTTCCGGATAAATTGGATTTCTACACCGACGACATTACTGCTGATGTGGCGGCGTACAATAAAGTTGTTTATAATAGGCAGCTTGAGTACAACTATTTGGATTGTAGTCTTTCGTTTGATGGCTCAGCGTTTGGCGTGGCGAAAGCTGCCACGCTGTCAATCAATATTACAGCGGGTACAGTAACGTCTGATGTTTCTATTTTTGTTGCCGCTGATGTTGGCCGAGAAATTCGAGGTGTTTATTCCGATACAACCGGTTTAGGCGGAGGGATTTATTTAATAACGGCTGTTACGAGTGGGACAGTTGTAGCTGTTACAGTTGTAGAAACACCAACAACTGAAGACGATTTGGCTTATGGGGATTGGTTTTTTACTACCGACACGATAACAGGGCTAAGTCATTTAGAGAGCGAAACGGTTCAAGTTGTTGCTGATGGTGGTATTCATCCTGATGTTGTGGTAACAGACGGCGTTGCTGTTTTGGATTATCAAACAGCGTACGCTCATTTTGGTTTTGCGTATACAGGGATTTTAAAGACGTTACCGGTTGAAGCCGGTGGGATTACTGGTGGTACGCAGGCAAAGCCGAAATTAATAAAACGGATATCGGTAAGATTTCGGGATACGATAGGTGCTTCGGTTGGGTGCAGTATGTATAATATGGAGCCATTGGCGTATGCGAATACAAATCAGCTATTGGGTAGACCGCCGTTGCCGTTTACGGGCATGTACAATGTAGAGGTGCAAGGCGCTTGGTCTGAGAACCTTTTTGATGAGCGGCCGGACAAAGCGGTCGTTATGCAAGAGAACCCACTGCCTTGCACGATACAGCTAATTGATGTATTCTTAGATGTGGTAGATGAATAACTGGTGGTTGAAACATGGGTGTTTTGCAAGCTTTAAAATTGATAGGCTCTTCTGTAATTGGCACCAATCAGCCTGCCGCTCAGCCTGCCGCTCAGCCTGCCAATCAACCTGCCGCTCAATCTACGACGTCTTCAATTATTGATACACTTGGTTTGGTTGGTAGAGGGCTTACAACAGGGTATGGGATTAAGAAGAGTGTAGATTATCAGGTTGATGGAGCTTCGCAGATTTACGACAGCTCAATGCAAGAAGCGGGGTTGATACGAGATGAAGGTGATATCTTGTATGACGAAGCTTTGAGAAGTGCAGACCAAGAAGCGGAAGAAGGCAGTCGGTTTCAATCGACACAAAAAATGAAATATTTAATGAGCGGTGTACTGCTACAGGGTACACCACTACTAGTTTTAGAAGACACGGCAGTTAAAACCAAAGAAAAAATTGAAGCGATAAAAGAACGTGGTTTGGCACAACGCAGGTTAGCGTACACTAGAGCTAATATGCTTGCGGAGACAGGACGTTCTAAATTTTTAAATACGACAAGAAACGCAGGTATGACTGGGCTGGGTATGGTGTATGATTCATACACTGGTGGTTTGTTTAATCCGAGACCATCGTATTCGGGAGGTACGCCATAATGGGAAAAGTGCAGTTGTATGAGCAAGGCACACTACCTTCGAAAGCCGTTGGAACCCCTGGCGTTTCAAATGCTGGTGAATATGATATCCAAATGGGTGAATCCATTGGGCAGTTGACGCAGCAGTTTATCACAATTGAAAAAGCTAAAAACGAAATAGCTGCAGATATTGCTTCGGAGCGTGCTGTTATTGATTATGAGACGCAGTTGACGGCGAAGCAACAAGAGCTGCAAAACCAATACGCCGGTGATCCCGATGTGGCCGTAGCGGTGTTTAATAAAATTGCGAGCGATACTCAAGAACAAATAAAATCAAAATTTTCTGACCCGAAAACAGCGAGTAAATTTGAGTTAAAAACCCCGCTAATAAACCAAGAGTATCATGGTAAATTGGCAAAGTGGTCTTCAGCTCAAAAAATGCAGAACGTGTTGTTTGATGTTGACCAAGGGGTAACCCAATTGGTTTCACAAGCAGGTGGTCTTGGGAACTCGGAAGACTTTTTTAAATTGACGGCTCGTATTTCGCAATTTACAGGAAATGCGGCGGTTGTGATAGGCGGCGATAACGCTGCAAAATTGCGAGATACAGCGGTAAAAGAGAGTGCGTCTACGTTTTTGTACAATATGATGGAGAACAACTCACAAGAGGCACGGAGAGCTTTAGACCAACAACTTCTTTCGTCGTATCTAACACCGCAGCAGCTGCATTCTGCTCGTAAAGAATTGGACGCTTTGGATGATAAGCGTAAAAAAGAAGAGCTCGACAGTGCACGCCTTACTTGGGGTTTGACAGTATCGCACACAGTTAATAAGTTTGTTGATGGTAACGTATCGTTAAAAGAATTGAATGACTTAATAGCCGCTTTGGGTCGGGATGTTGCGAAAGGGACAGCAACGCAATCGCAGCTTAATGCTGTTATAAGTGTTAAAAAGCAGTATGTAAACAAGCAGGAAAGTGAAGAAAAAGCAGAAGACAGACAAGCCCACAGCGGTACATCACGTGGGCATGGTGTATCGAATGCAGTGGGTAAATCGCAAAAAGCTGTCGAAGTAAGAAACGCCAAAGTAACGGCGGCGATAGATTTGAATAATAAATTTGCACGAGTGTTTACAGGTAGTAAAATAAATAAATCCACAACTA